ATGGCGGGAAAAAGAGACAACGACACAAACAAATGGTATTACTACGGTTCTTACAAAGTAGGGAACAAAACTAAGCAATACAAAAAGCGTGGTTTTGACAGAAAACAAGATGCGATTAAAGCCGAAATTCTATTTAAAGAATCTTTGAAAAATCCTGGATCTAAAATGACACTGAACGATATGATAGACATCTACATGGAATTCTCAGAAAAAAGAATCAAAGAATCCACTTACAAAAATCATATTGTTATGTTCAAAGTTTGGAAAAATGCATTAGGCGATAAGCTATTGCAGAAAGTCACTACAAAAGACATCCAGGACGTCCTAGAAGAGCTTCTAAGCAAGAATAAGTTCTCATCAGTACATCAATACTACCTACGCATACAAGCGGTCATGAACTACGCTAATAAGCACCAATACATTACTGATAATCCATGCAGCAGAGTGGATCTGAAAAAGAATCCAAACCTGCATAAAGAAGAAATGATGTATTGGACTGAAGAACAGTTCAATAAATTTATCAATAACGTAGATTCGACAATATTCCATTTGTTGTTCACAAACCAATTCTATATGGGAACTCGTATTGGAGAGGCACTTGCACTTCAATGGAAAGATTTGGATTTTGAGAACAATACAATCACGATCAATAAGACATGGAATGACAAAATAAAAAAATGCACAACGCCAAAAACTCAAAACAGCTACAGACAAATTAGTATGCCACAGTTTTTGGCCGATGAATACAAGTCTTTAAAATCAAGACTGGACGTTCCAGAAGACTCTTTCATTTACGGAATAGATGTTCCATTCAGTAGAGCAAAGGTCACAAACCAACTACAAAATAGTGTAAACTCATTAAATAAACGATTAAAAGACGAAGAAAAACTTCCAATGCTACGAATGCACGATTTAAGACACTCTAGCGCGTCATTTATGATAAATAATATGGTCACAAAGGGAAAGGTTAATTTCTCCGCCTACGACATTGCAAAACGTTTAGGCGACGAATTAGACACAGTATTACGCATTTATGCACACTGGTTTCCGCAAGCCGACAAAGATATCGTTAATTTCATGGATAAAAACAAGAACACCTGGATGTAAAAGTCCAGGTGTTTTTTTCAAAGTAAAAAAAATAGGAAGATGTTGCTGGGCACCAACTTCCCGGAAAAAGTTTAACTTTTTTGTTCTTCGCAAACATTATACTCTGAAGCTTCTAAAAAAATCAATAAAAAAAGTCCCTCAAAATGAGAGACTTTCTTGCGCGAGTAGGTTCACTTAGAATGCTCTACCGCTATCCTTGTCCTCATTTTACTAAATTATTTTTGTTTGTCAAACAATATGTCGTTTGTCAACTCCTTTCGTCAATCTTGTTTTGGTAGTACTCTTAATCGTCCTGGATGTTGGTAGCGTCCAGGATTTTTTGCTTAGTTGTGCTAAATTAATAAAAAAAGGAAGCAGTGTCGTGTCCAAGACTGCTTCCTCAAAACTAATGTTTTTCCTTGCAATCGAAGTTTAACACAAATTAATAATAGATGTCAAAAAATTGACTTTTAGCCCTATACAAGTATAATATAAGTACAGATCAACTTGCGAAGGATAAACGCTGGGTCCCAGAACGGGGTAGGTGAGTAATCACTGAGCATTCCTATGTGCCTGGGGTTGATCTCTTTTTTACTTTTTCAAACTTTCAACGAATCCATCAGGATTCTTTTTTATTTCGTTTATGATAAAATCAATTAATCTTTCAGAGTATGTGTATGATGTAGAATTTCCTAATGAATGTTTATATGAATACTTATTATCGCTTTTGATATCGTAAAACTCTATAAATAGATTTAAAACATAAGAATTAAAACCGTTTTTGTAGCCAAGTTTTATATTTGACTTGGAAAGTCTATTGTTTACAACTGCAATTACATTGTTAAAAGCGTATTTATGTGTATTTGCGGGATCTTTTAATTCCTTAACAATAGCAACTTTATTAGGTGATTCACTAGCCATAGCGATGACAAAATCTGCCTCATCTTTCTTTTTTGTTATATATAAATTTTGCTTAATTGGAATAGCAAACTTATCTGAATCATATTCTTGAGTCAATACATCAATTTGATTAGATTGTTGAATAAATCTTTCTGCAATTTCAGGTGGATATTTTAATCGAATTTGCTCATTCGATAGCGGCTCATAGTTTGCAGTTATTGTTAGAAAGTTCTGAGAGATATAATTTGAAATATCTATGTTGTGAAACCGTTTTATTTCATTTACAAAATTTAAAACACAAGCTTGAAATAAAGGTGCGTATTTTGCTTCATAGTCCTCAGTAATAAAATGAGTGCTAATGTTTCTCAACTCAATGATTTTTTCTAGATTTAACCTAACTCTGGTATTTTTATCAGAGTATATTTTTTTAATTGTTGGTTCTAAACTTAGCGTCCTACCTGATTTATCACTGTAATAAATATCTTCATTTCGATTTAACAACTCAGCTTTTAACATGAGTTCCCAAGCATTACATATGAAGAAGCTAAAACCTTCAATCCTATATTTTATAGTTGGCTTGTTATATATTTCTAAGCCCAAAATAAAAGCTTCAATACTTTTATCCACAAGTTTTTGTTTAATTTCTTCCATTTAAAACACCTCCTATTTCTTCAATATGGCAGTACTGCCACCTTTAACTCTTTCGTATTCCATTTGTGTGACTGTATCCACTGTGTGCTGGCCTTTGTCGTCAAGGTCGCGATATATGTCCAAGAGATTTTTTTCGTTTGGGGAGAGATTCTGTGTGAATGTCTCTTTAACCATCGGAACATCATAGCCGATCAACCAAGCTTCATCAACGTGTAATGCTTTAGCAATTAGATAAATTCGGTCATGTTTCGGTTTGGCATATCCGCTCATATATTGAGATATAGACGATTTTGGAATACCAGTTTTATCACTAAGTTCTTTTGCACTCATTCTATTGTATTTTAATGCTTCAATAATTCTATCTTTAATTTCTGACATATTTATATACCTCACGATTTAATTATATTGAACAAAATTAAGTAAATCAACAATAAAGTTCAATAAAATTAAACAAACGTGTTGACAAAAGAGTTTAATAAAGTTAAACTTTAGTTGTCAAATGAAGGAGGTGTTAAAAATGAAGTTTGATTTTAACGCTTTAAAAGCTAAAATGATCGAGAAATATGGGAGTCAAAACCAATTTGCAGAAGCGTTTGGAACATCTGAAAATACAATGTCTCGAAAAATGCAAAGTAAAACGCCATTTTCACGAGATGATATCGTTAAAATATGCGATATGTTAAATATTCCGAAAGACCAAGTAGGATATTATTTTTTTACAGAAAAAGTTTAAAAAAATTAAACTTATTTTAAAGAATCCTACCAATAACTACCACAGAAAGGAAAATACATTATGGAAAATAAAAACTTTTGCGAATCGCTTAATCCAGTTGAAAGAGAATCATTTCTAGAGAAATTGAATGATTGTAATGATATTGAGTATTTAAAGCAGGTGATAGAAGTTTGTAGAAGCAAGGCAATTTGTTTGGCATTAAAAAAAGAAGGTCTTATTTAACCTTCTTAGATTTAAAAATAACTACCACAGAAAGGAGGAAGACGCATGGCAAAAACATTATTAGGATACAAAGACGTAATGTCACTAGGAATCAACAAAGTAATGGCATATCGGATGATCCATATGGTTCAGGAATCTGAGGAATACAAGAGTTCAAATGTATCTAAGGTTATTTGTGGTGCCAAACAGGTTCCTATCAGTATGTTTACCAACGTTTTTCCTGAATTCAAAAAAGCATGTAAGGAGATGTGGGGATAAGCCAATTTACATTGGTGCGGTACTTGAGAATGGGAGGAAAGGAATTATATGGGAGAAGATGAATCATCAAAGATTCTATCCAATGATTGGAAAGAATTAATTATTGAAGACGCAAAAACAAAAGAAAAACTAGTCATTATCAACAGTGATGGTGTTGAAATAACTAGTTCTCATTTAAGCGTTAGATTGGTTCCGAAAGAGTAATCTACTTCTTGTCTCTAGGTGGGCAAGGGTCGTTTCCGTAGCTGTTCTTATTACGGATTCTGCCATTCACACCATGGATGACGACTTCAGCTCTTTGGTTGATAGCAATATCTCTTGCTTTGCTGATGGCTTCTCTTTGAGTTTTGGTTACTGCTGTAGCTCTGGAGTTACCTTCACCACGCACTTGCCAGTTACCATCTGAACGTTTAGTCACGTGCTGATTTGACATTTATATACACCTCCTCTCAAAAGGACATTGTATCACATAGAAAATCAGAAAAAGTATGCTACGAGCATACAAAGGAGAAAGTTAAATGGACCAAGAAAGAAGAATAAAAGACCTCGAAGATCGGGTTCGAAGTCTTGATAGAGCAATTTGCCTAAATGCAATCTCAGTAATTTTAATTGTTTTAGGCTGTTTCATCCAAATGTGTAAGATTAACGGAATCTACACTAAGATTAGCGAGCTTATTGGTGTCAACAATCAATTGATTGACTTCTTGCGTGAAGTCATCCGCAACATTTGATTCATCTGATGGACTATAGATGCATCCGGCAACAAAGGCTAATATCGCAACGATTAGTTGAATAAGACTCAGAATTTCTGAGCGTGTCCATTTGTTAGATCTCTCAGGAACATTTATGTTGAAAGTGCAGTTGTTAAAGACGAGATCCGTTTCCATCTTATCGACAATCCCGTTTGCTAGATCACAGGCTTCATCGGAAACAGTTTCTTCTTGATTGGGACTTGAAGAAACAGAGGAATATGAAGATTTGAGACGATCAAGAGATTTTGATAAAGACATAAGATTCGGAAACATGGTTTCACATTTGAATGAATCAATACTCTTCTGAATGCTTTCAATAGCTTTTAGAGTAGTTTCAGGAGCTTTTAAAGAAATCACAGAACCCTTTCTAAGAGTTTCATTCATCCGATCAATGGATTCAATAGCCTTGGATAAAGTATTGGACTGAATAAGTTTTGCGAACTCTTCTTCACTATACATATTGAATACCTCCTTTCAAAGGAGATATTAACATAACCAATTATTAAAGGAGAATAGAAAATGAATTATGCACTTATATTTATTTATTCAGCTTTTACCAGTTTGATTGTGTCTTTCTTTGTGTCAATGATCATAGGCAACTCAGTCGGAGTCCATTATCTGAATAAATTGGATAAGGACTGGCGACATATCCTGAATAAAGTACTGGATGAAATGAAAAAGCATACAAAGGGAGAATGAATATGAGCTTAAAAGTAGAACCCAAACAGGTTGATATTACAATCGACAATTATCAAAGAATCGAAAAGTTAAGTCAGGAGCTTCATAAAATGTTCGTAGACGGAGGCTTTAATGTGGCCTTGGTAGAACAAAAAGAAGCTGAACTTCACAATGAAATCCAGCTTTTAAAGAAAGTAAAGATTAGTGTAACCCTTACTTAACGCACATAAATAAAAAATTTCTCTGGTCAGTACTTGAGGTGTTGCTTCGAGAGACTAAGAAAATCTCTTATACATAAACCTGCTAGTTTGTTCGTTCAAGTCCAATTGAATCCTGGATCAGTGCTCTACAGACCTTATCACATGCAGTTATTCAGGAGTAGATTGTTTCAAAATAAAACCCCTTAAATTTTCTAGCAGAATACTGTCGATACAAAAAAGAAATATCTCTTTTCGCAAAAAACAGATATTAGACTTAGTGGTTTGATCATAAAAATGTACATATAGAAAAAACTATAATCTAGCATAACAATAACAGCATTTTATTAAAGAGGTGAGTACAGCCCCCAAAACTACTTAAGTATACACTTACAAAATATCGTTAAAGATATCCCCAATAACTGAAACGATAAATTCCAATATTCGAAGAATCAAATTCCAAAGTCTATGAGTATCAATACAGTGAAGTGGCACCTCAAGTGCTGCACCAGAACGTAGTAGAACATAGTAGAACGTAGTAGAAACGTAGTAGAAACGCAGTAGAAAGGAGTAGAACATGCAAGAATTATTACCTATCGGAAGTGTCGTAGTTCTTAAAGAAGGAACTAAGAAGTTGATGATTATCGGAAGACTTCAAGCGAATCCAAAAACAAAGAATCTCTACGACTATGCAGGATGTCCATGGCCGGAAGGTTATATGGATAAAGAACATTGCTATGTATTCAATCATGAGGATATTGACCTTCTTTATTATCTTGGAATGCAGGATATCGAAGAGTTCAATTTCAGATTCAAATTGGATGAAGCAATCGAAAAAATAGAAAGTGAAGGATATAAACATGCCAAGAGCAAATGTAAACAGAACAGTACAGGAGGCTAGAAAGGAAAATTAAATGCAAGTTTTAACTTTGTTGATGAATTTTTGCACTTTGATTTGTCAGATCATTATTTTAATCACTTTGTCTAGGAACTGAGAATGTTTGTTCTTTTGATAGATGATGGATCCTTTGGTTACAACTTATTCTAATATTTGCGTTTTTGAAATGAGGTAAGTAATAAGTAAATTCCATATGTGAATTTGGCAATAAGACAGTTGGAGATTCAAGAATATCTGGTATTCCATTGTCCAATGAAGGGACCTCGATTTTTATTCCTAAAGGACCGGAAACATATTCTGGTTCGTCTTTGTGATCATCAAATGACTGAACTTCTATACCATCACACATAAAAGAGATTTTATTCACTGTGATAGATTTTGGCGAAATATTATTAATTGAAAATGTCAGTTCAGTTGCTTCTTCTCTAGATGGATCAATATAGAAACCATCAACTTCTATTTGGCGACGATTAAACACATGGGTATAAACGACGGCATAGATAGCAGCTAATAAGGCAAGAGTACTGATGATTAAATTTAGGATATTAATATTTTCAGTTATGAATTCTAGCATAGCACAACACCTCATATTCTAAATCAATTATAGCAAGAATTTTTTAAAGGAGATAAGAAAGGAAATAACATTATGTCAACCGCAAAATCAACATCTAGAGCAAAGGCCGTAAAGAAGGCCGATGCCATTATGGAACAGCAGTGTGAGCTTGCTCCATTCGCAAACAATTCACATGAAACAGAGTATACAAGAATGATGCACAGATACTCTGAACTGGATAAAAGAGAGAAGGCAGTGCGCAGAAAGCAGCGTTTCGCAAACTGGATGTTATTTGCGAGTGTTGTGTTAGTGATTGGATGTATGATCGCTACTGCGTTTGTATGTACGACTATCCAGTCTATTCGACTGTAGAAAGGAGTTCAGCTTATGAAGAATATTAGAACAGTCTCTTGTATGGAATATGATGCAGAAGTTGAGGACAAGATCCAGAAGCTTACAAAGTATGCATATATCACGCAGGGAGACTTGGCAGAGATTATTGGATGTTGCAGCGCAACGGTTAAGACTGAGTTGAATAAGCTTGGCGTTCAATCCAATTGTTTCGGATGGCCAACCGCAAAGGTAATTAATGTTCTTGGCTTGCAGCCTTATTTGGATAACCTGATCAAGCTGCGTAGCACAAGAAGGATATAAAAAAGACCACTTATTAGAAAAGTGGCCAATCAAAAATGAACAACTAAATTATAAACAAATAACTCAAATCTTGCAACCTGGGTATTGCCGTAAGTGACGTGGTCTGCTAAAAAAATATATTTCTTTAACGGATTGATGATATTTCAATACTCCTATCCTACTCAAAAAAACACGTTATAATTGCAAGCACGTCAGAAAAAAATCCATAATTGTAACTCGTAAAACTTCCTAAGATAAAGCAAAAAAATGGTTCGAATTTAGGCTATCAGCAGACTGTGATATCCAGGTTGCAGGGTTTGAGTAACAGATAAAAAGGAGAAAATCAAAAATGAAACAATTTGTATTGAAAAAAAGTGGGAATGAATTCGATGAAGAATCGAAAAAATATAGTGCAATGAATGACAAGCTTAATGAGTTGTTTGAAAAGTTACAAGGCGATGTATCAAAAGAAGAGGGTGATGCAATTATAGAAGAGTTCCAAAATCTCATTAAGAATTGCGGAGCAGCATTTGAATTGAGAGTGATTCCTGGATTCGATAGTCCGGTTGTAACTGGTGAATCCAAAGCCGGTGCTTTAATCTTTGGAATTACCACAAATATGAAGCCTGATCTAATCACTGAATGTTTCAAAGCGTGTACGCAGGCTTTTTCGAAAGAGCTTGAAAGACAAATCAACATGAACAAAGTTGATCATCAGATTCATTAGAGGGGGGAGACATCAATATGGAAAAAAAGGGACACCGCGAACCTATAAATGCGAGCTTAGAGGAAATTCTTGAAAGAAATGCTCAAATCAATGAAATCAAGGAAAGATTCGACAAGCTGAAGGAAGATATCGCAAAATCTAACAATCCTGATGATCTTGCGAAACTCAAATCTGAACTTAAAGAATACCTGGAATCTTTAGACAGTGCGTATGAAGTTAGAATTTCGCCTATGCTGGATATTGAAGCACATGCAAATCCTAGTATATATGCAATTGGATCTATGTTAGATCTAGAAGCAGATCAGATAGCTGATTGCTTCGAAAGTGCAGTAGATGCGTTCAATGCTAGGATGAATCAAAAACTCAGAAGTTATTGTGAAATCAACAGTGGAAAGAGAAGAGGTAAGTGCTATGTCCATTAGAGCAAGAAAATACAACGTAGAACTTCATGAATATGAAGACATTCTTCTTCCTGATGAATGCAGAACGTATGAAGAAGACATGGAAAAGATGGTGCCATGCGCACAATGTGGCAGATTACACAAATATGGTGAGATGTACACATCGAGAGAAGTACATACTGCATACGGATTTGGATATGCAGTATGTAGAGAATGCTACGATGATGAAATGGACAAATTTCTAGCGGAGCATCCACCATTAAAGGAGAACTAGCAATGCCATTCTTTAAAGACATCGATGACTGGAGAGAATGGAACGACAATCGTTACATCGATGATGAAGGTGAACCAGAAGAAGAAAAAGAGGATGAATCAAATGAAGATGAATAAAGTAATCAAGCATAAGTTACCAGCTACTCATGAAGAGTGGCTGGACAATCGTCTAAAGGGAATCGGTGGTTCTGACGCCGGTTCCGTTCTAGGCATGAACAAATACAAATCGGCTTATGCACTATGGTGTGAAAAGACTGGCCGAATTCATAAGAACATTGACAATGAGCGTATGCGATTTGGTCGAGATGCGGAATCCTATGTGGCCAGACGTTGGGAAGAAGAAACTGGCAAGAAATGTCGAAAGAGTGGATTTTCATTTCAATCTGTAGATCATCCATTCATGTTGGCCAACGTTGACAGATTGGTTGTTGGCGAAGATGCAGGTCTACAACAAAGATATGTATCAGAAAGGAAACATTCCACCTCAGTATTATGCACAGTGTATGCATTATATGGCGGTTACTGGTCTTTCTAAGTGGTATATAGCTATTTATATTCCAGGAGTTGACTTGTACTGCTATGAAGTTTTAAGAAGCGATGATGAAGTCAATGCACTGATCGAGCAGGAGAAAGAGTTCTGGAACTGTGTGGAGAATGACATTGAACCGCCAATCGATGGTTCTGATTCTACTGCACAAGCAATCTGTGAACTTCATCCAGTAGAAAATGATGAAGACAACATTGTGGATCTAACTCCATTGCAGACGGAACTGGATGCATTGAAGATGGTCAAAGATAAAATCAAGGAGCTTCAGAATATTCAGAAAAAGCACGAGAATGAAGTTAAGAACTACTTAGGTGATTCAGGTATCGGAACATCTGACAAGTTCAAAGTTACATGGAAAACATCGGTATCAAATACATTCGATACTAAAGAGTTCAGAAAAGATGAGCCTGAACTTTATGATCAATACTTAACGCAAAGAAAAATGAGAAGATTTTTAGTCAAAGAACAGTAGGAGGATAAATACATATGACAACAACAAATCAACAAGGAATGATTGCAAAGACGCAGTCGAATAAAGTGGCAAAAAAACAGCCACAAACAATTAAAGATTACATTTCTGTGATGTCAGGAGAAATCGCGAAGGCATTGCCTAGTGTAATGACTCCAGAACGATTCACGCGAATCGCATTGTCTGCAGTATCTAATAATGCCAAGCTAGCATCATGCACTCCACAGTCATTCTTGGCTGCAATGATGAATGCAGCACAATTAGGATTGGAGCCAAACACTCCGTTAGGACAAGCCTATCTGATTCCATATGGTGGAGCTTGTCAGTTCCAGATTGGTTACAAGGGATTGATTGACCTGGCATATCGTTCAGGCGAAGTCAAGATGATTGATGCTCAAGTCGTTTATGAAAACGATGAGTTTGAGTATGAGCTTGGAATGGATCCAGTACTTAAACATAAACCTGCAAGAACAAATCGAGGCAAGCCGATCTATTATTATGCAACGTTCAAATTAGTGAATGGTGGCCAAGGATTCCAGGTCATGTCGTATGAAGATGTTCTTGATCATGCGAAAAAATATTCTAAGTCATATAGCAGCGGCCCATGGAAAACAAACTTTGATGAAATGGCCAAGAAGACAGTTTTGAAGAAATTGTTAAAATATGCTCCTTTGAAAACTGAATTCGTTAAGCAAATGAATACAGATGAATCAATCAAGACAACGATTGAAGAAGATATGACAGAAGTTCCAAATGAATTCTTTGATGCAGAATATCAGGAACAGCCTGGTGAAGATCCAGTAACCGGAGAAATCAAAGAATAATGCGTTATCAGTTTGTAGTACCAGGAGAACCGGGGTCCAAAGGAAGACCTCGATTCTCTAATTGTGGTAAGTATGTAAGTGTGCATACACCACCTAAAACAGTTGAATATGAGAATCTAGTACGATTAAGCTTCATGGAACAGTGTGGCACTCCAAGCATGCTGGAAGGGTCCCTGGAAGTGAAGATTTTCGCGTATTTCTCACCACCTAAGAAAGTATCAAAAGTGAAACTAAATAAGATGCTCGCAAATGAAATCCAACCACAAAAGAAGCCAGATTCCGACAACATCGCAAAGGTTGTACTGGACTCTTTAAATAAAGTGGCTTTCGAAGATGATAAGCAAGTATCAGACCTGCATGTCTTCAAGAGATATGCACAGAAACCATGCGTAATGGTAGTTATCAATGAAATAGAACCAGAAGAAGAATAGAAAGGATTGCATATGTCGGAAATCAAGGATAATAGCAAAGTTTATTATTGGATCAAGTTGAAGACTGATTTTTTCGAAAGTGACGCAATCGATTTTCTTTTATCCCAGGAAGACGGATGTAAATACGTAACCCTATACATAAAATTGTGCACCATGACATCAAATACAAATGGTGTTTTAGCCACAAAAATTGGCAATATATTAGTTCCATACACTGTCGATAAAATTGCACGTGACACAAAGTTTTTTTCCGCAGACACAGTCAGAGCGGCCCTTGAATTATTCCAGAATTTAAGACTGATTGTATCTGAGAACAATGTGATGAAGATTGCAAATTATGAATCGATGATTGGATCAGAAACTGGATGGGCACAAAAAAAGCGATTGTATCGTGAAAATAAACAGAAAAATCCGTCTGAAAAGAGTCCTAAAAAAGGCTCAAAAAGCACTCGAAAAACGAGCTCAAAAACAGAGAAAAAACCGAAGGACAAAGTAGAGGACATTGTCCCGGACAAAAAAAGGACATTGTCCGATAAGAGATTAGAGTCTAGAGATAAGAGTCTAGAGTCTAGAAATAAGTCAGTCAGTAGTCAGAAGTTAGATAGTGTGGCTGCGTCAAAAAGTGCAACAAACGAAAATGTGCAGACTGACTGGACTGACTGTTTTGTTAAACCGTCCATTTCAGAAATCGTGGACTACATCCAGGAACACAACTTGAACGTAGATGCCAAAAAGTTTTGGAAACACTACGAATCCACCGGATGGAAGACAGGCAATGACCCTATCAGGGACTGGAAAGGACTTTTGAAGAAATGGAGCAAAGCGGAACGTGAAGAAGACAACCCAGGAATCAAAGCGATCCAGCTGGATGAGAAATTCTATGCCAAACCTGTCCAAATGTCAGAAGAGCAACTGCAAAGCGAATTAGCGCAGCTGCAGGAAAAAATCAAAAATGGAGAACTGTGAAAATGAAAACTAAAAAACAAACCGAAAAACAAGAACTCAAATACGCTCCTGGTGATAAAGTCGTTTATCACTGTGCCGGAGTGGACAGAGAAGGACTTATCGCATACGTTGACGATTCAGACAACGTAGCACCATACCGAATCAACGGCATGAATATTCGAGAATCGGATATCGTTGAGAAAGTGGCAAAGCGACGTGGAAGACCCGCTGCCAAAAAGCAAATCGAAGAAAAAACGGAGGTCGTAGTCAATGCAGAACCTAAGCAGAAACCAGAAGAACCTAAGGCGGTTGAATCCATCCAGGAAGAAGAACCGGATGTCGAGCCGACACTTGTTGAGAAGTATCAAGCTTTCAAGAGCACGATCAACATGGCGGAATTCAACGACCTGGTCGACTTGGTTACTGCAGACACGAAAAAGATGCGTGAGTTGATGGCCAAATCCATGCAGTCAATCGCGAATGATTGCGGATTGAAAGCGTGAGCCTATGCAGGATATCAACAGAGTGGTTCTGATTGGCCGATTGACACGTGATCCAGAACTCAGAAAGACACAAAACGGAACAAGTGTCTGTTCGTTTACCTTGGCAGTCAATCGAAGACAGAATCAAGACGGAACACAAGAGGCAGACTTCATCAACTGCGTTGCATGGAACAAACTGGCCGACAACATCCAGCTGTACCAGAAGAAAGGCAATCAGCTAGGCATTGAAGGCCGAATCAATACACGCTCATACGACAACCAGCAAGGGCAGAAAGTCTATGTCACAGAAGTTGTTGCAGAGAATGTACAGTTTTTGACACCTAGAAATGATTTTAACGAGCAAAACACTCTAGGAGTTACAAATACCTATGGCGCTCAAAATTACGCTCAGAATCAATCGTATGGAGCTCAGACAAGGAATCACAATCAATCGAATGTGCAGTATGCGCAGAGTTTGACTCAACAAGCCGAAGTTGATGCTCTTGAGATTGCATCGGATGATTTGCCTTTCTGATGAAGAATGGCGAAGTTTTAAAGCAGAAAAAACAAAACGAGGAAACATTCAAAACACTTGAATGGATTTTCTCAAAAGACAACAAGGAGGAAAAGTAATGAAAGACTCAGAACTACGCATGTTAGAAGAAAAAGAAAAGTGATGACGTGTAAATATGACAGAAAAAGATTTAGATGAATTTGAAAAAGAATTCGGATTTAAATTGTTGCCAACATCATTCAAAAAGCCTTTATCAGAAATCACAAAAGAGGAATACAGAGAGCGTATTGAATACTTATACAACGCAATTATTAATGACGATTCAAATGAGGAGGATGACTTTTAATGGAAATTAAAGAAGGAAGATTAGGATTGGCAGAAGGTCAAGCAGTAGCATTTGACTTTGATGGAGTAATTCACAAATATCGTGAAGGTTGGAAAGATGGAAGCATTTATGATGAAGCTAACAAAGATGCTATTGAGTTGATGTTGCTTCTAAAATTATCAGGTATTCCTATTGTGATTATTTCAACACGTGAACCTCAACAAATTAAAGAGTGGTGGGATAAACAAGGATTTGTATTAGAAGCCAAAGTGTTAGGTAAGAAAAAAATGTTCCACAGAACTTGTGATTATGTAGGTATCACGAATCGTAAAATTCCTGCTCAATTATATATTGATGACCGAGCTTATAAATATGAAGGTCAGACCGCAAAACAAGTCATTAAAGATTTGACTGTTTTAACAGAATTAAATTAGGAGAAAGAAAATGATAGATGAAAAAGTATTGCTTCAATCTAGACCAGAAGCATTGAACGATAAGATGGATATGGGTTTACAGAATCAAAAAGGTGGATACAACAATGGATGGAATGATTGTCTATTCATGTTTATTGATCGTATTAAAAAGCAGCCAAAAGTCGGTGAATGGATTCCTGCCACTGAAAGACTGCCAGAGGAACATGATAGTATCTTTGCTAAATTGTACAGAACAGATAAATGGGATAGTAAATTACATAGAACAGTATCAAATAGAGTGCTTGTAACCATTAAATATGATGATGGCACAAGAATTGTTAAGGAGTCGCACACTTATGACGGCAAATGGCGTGATGAGAAAAGATGTATAAACTGTAAAGTTGAAGCTTGGATGCCGATGCCTGAGCTTTATAAGGAGAAAGAAAATGAATAAATATCAAGAATTGTTGCAAGTTCTTGAAAAAGAACATCAAATTACGTGCGAAGCAGCAGACATAGAAGAGACTGCTCGTGCCAAGGCATATTTTAAATTGTTGGGGAATCTTGCGGATAAAGAAACGCCTAAGAAACCTATCGATATTGAGTTTGGCCCATGTTTCGATTCGATGTTATGTTGTCCAACTTGCAAGCATGGAGTTGTACCTATTCCAACATATCATGGAAATAAATATTATCCACGTTGTCCTTTTTGTGGACAAGCTTTAAGAGATGAGGATACAGATGATGAAGAATAAAAAGTTGGTTATTGAAAATCTCGATAAGCTAAAGATTACATCAATTAAACATAACGATGTGATCCACTTCAAATATGATAGAAAACACTACACGTTTAATAATGGCGGCACAGAATCTACATTTGTGATGACATTGTATGAAGGTAGATGCAAATGTTGTCTAAAATATATGGCATCAAGAGATGGAAGGTCGAATGAATTACTTCAGTACAAATATCAAAGAACAACACTTAATTCTATCGACAAAGAGAATTTTGTCATGCTTCTGCAAGAATACGGATTTGTTGAATATAAAGCTTGTAAGTTCAAAGTAAGTCAAAATGAATACTGTATATTACTGAATTTCGAAGGAAACCTTGGAAATAAGCCAATAAACAGATATGTGTCTTTATTGGAAGTAAAGAAATATGGACTTTTTAGAAATGTTCCGGATAATGTGTCAATCAATGAAATTTTAAGAAACTGTGAGGTGGTTGGGTGATCTACTTTATGATCGGGTTCTTTGCCGGAGGGCTAGGTGCGATGATGCTGTATTCCGTTATCGTGTCCGATAGGATCAACAGTCTGGAGTGCCAGAATGAACAGTTGATGAATGAACTGGAACAAAAGAATAAGGACTTGCGAACATACAAATGTATGTACGCTAGTTCTTATGAAGGATTTGAGGAGACGAAGTGATGAACTTAACTGAATATGAAATTCACAACAAAGAAATCAAAGATGAATGTGATTCATTGTTGAATTACTTTCGTTTCGTTCGAAATGCAACGAAAGACAAATCGTTTGACCTGGACAATAAATTGGATCACGTCATTGATTACATTGCTAAACTAGAGCGTGAGAATCTAGGGTTGAAAGAATACAAACTACATCAGGAAAGAGCAAATGAACGCAGATATCGTAGTGGGGAAGAGTCCTGGCACAGAGGGTCAGTTGTCACAAAGAAGAAGTAGGTGGTTAAATTGAACAAATTAAAAGTAAATCAAATGTTGAATGATTTGAAGTCGGCAAACTATTGCTGCCATCGAATCATCGAATTGAACGAAGAACTTGAAGTTCTGAATCATAAGATGTTAGGACTAAGTCATAATCCAATTAGGTTGACAAAGGAGCAGGAGAAATCCAGTGCTCCAATGCCGACCTTTCATGATTCTTATACAAGTCCTTTGGGGATGATGGAGGAAGAATCTCAAAAGGTGGCAGAAATCAACTATTATCGTAGACGCTTGAATGAATGTAAAGCGATAGAACTTCTATCTTTGCGTGATCAGAATATTTTGTTTGATCTATACTTCTGGAATATGAATACATATGATGTAGCCGATAAATATGGATATTCTAGAAAAGGGTTATGGAAACATATAAGAAATGAGATACACAGTTTAGTGTAAAAAAAGTTAACCCATACAAAGTTAAAATAATAACTTTAAAAAGTTGACATATTAATTTTTTATGAGATAATATCTATGGACATTAGAGAAATGATAGGAGGACTGCTTTATGCTTACAGCGTTTGGGAAGGAAGTCAGAAAAATTCGTTTAGATCGAGGAGAACTATTAAAAACAATGGCGGATAGTTTAGGTGTGAAATCATCGTATTTATCTGCGATTGAGCATGGAAAAAAAGCAATTCCAAAATCTTTTATTAGTTCATTAACTTCTTTATACAGTCTTTCACAGAATGAGATAGAAAATCTGGAAAAAGCAGCGGATTTATCTAAACAGAACGTGAATATAAATCTGATTGGGAAAGATGCTGATTTAGCGGGCTTAGCCAATGCTTTTGCTCGAAAGTTTGATTCATTAACAGAGAATCAAATCAAAGCTATTGAAAAAGTATTAAAGGAGGATTAGTTGCTTATGAGTACAATGTGCCAGGCGGATGGTTTGTCAAGAAATGAGATTCGATTAATTGCTAAAAGACTTAGAAAAATTTTCAATATTAAGGGATATTGTTTTCCGATAGTTAAGTTTCTTGATGTTGTGTTGCCAACAATTGATGAAGAATTTTCTCTGAGTATTGTTGAGCCAGATGAAATCACACCTGGACATTACGCTATAACATATCCTGATACTCATGAGATGGTAGTGCGGTCAGACGTTTACGAAAAAGCAATTAATGGAGACGGGAGATCTAGATTCACGTTAGCGCATGAATTGTTTCATTACCTTTTCCATACGGCGAATCACATTCGTTTTGCAAGAGCAAACGAAGAAATTCCGTTCTATATAAACCCGGAATGGCAAGCAAATACATTTGCAGCTGAGCTTTTAGTTCCTATGGATTTAGTAAAAAATATGAGTGCAAATGATATCGTGAAAAATTGTAAAGTATCTTGGCAATGTGCAAAGATACAAGTTGAAAATTTTAAAAAATAGACTATATTGAATGTTCAGCTTTTTTTGAACATTGAATATAAAAAAAGAATCAAGCTGCAACTTGATTCTAAAATCTTGAGATGAGCACACAAAATGCGGCTAAACTCTTCAATAGATCAATTGAATTGTATCATTTTGCGACGCTCCTTTCAAGATTGTGAAAGGAGGAATGTAATATGAAGCAACAAAAAGTTATTTTTTGTACTCACTTTACACGTGATGGCGTAACGTATTACGCAAAAGATTACGGTAAGAAAGCTTTTAGATTTTATGTTGATCCGAAATCAAACAAGATTAACTATACAATCTAATTAGAATAATATTATATATAAAGAATAAGTCCATATATATAGCCGGTAAATGGGCTTTTATTATATTGGTGCACACTGTGTACTTGAATAAGTGGTAAACTAATATTATAAGAAATTATGTCAAGACAGAGGTCTTGGCTTTTTTTATGCAAGAAAGGAGGCGTTTTATGGCTAAACTGACTGAAAAGCAAAAGCTTTTTTGTGAGAACTATCTGATAACAATGAACGCAGTGGATGCTTATTTGGAAGTTTATAAGAATTGCAAGAGCCGAGATAATGCATCAAAGCATGCATCCAGGTTATTAGCATCACCACATATCAGAGAATATGTAGATGAGTGTCTCGAGAAAGCACACAGTAACAATGTGGCAGATGTTCAAGAAGTCATGGAATACCTCACGAAAGTAATGCGACGAGAAATGAAAGAATCTGTTGTCGTTACAGTGACAAAAGAACATTCAGAGTATGTCGATACAGGAGATGGAAAACCAAGAAAGAAAACAGTCAAAGAAGAAGTTCCTCAAATCGTTGAGATTCCTGCAAAGCTTTCTGATGCAAATAAAGCTGCGGAATTGCTTGGAAAAAGATATGCACTATTCACTGATAAGGTTCAAGCAGAAATCGTAGTTCCTAAGTTCGAAGGAGAGGATGAGCTTGAAGACTAAATCTATCAAGTTACCTAAAATAGTTGGAAGAGGATATAAGTCCTATTGGAACTTTAGAGGTCGTTATGATGTATGCAAAGGTTCTCGTGCTTCTAAGAAGTCGAAAACAACTGCATTGCGTATCATATACAACATGATGAAATACGATAAATCGAATACATTAGTTGTACGTAAGACTTATCGAACACTTAAAGATTCGTGCTTTACGGATTTAAAATGGGCCACAAAAAGGTTGGAAGTTGAAAACTTATGGGAATTCAAGTATTCACCTTTAGAAGCAACCTATCTTCCAACTGGGCAGAAGATTCTTTTTAGAGGTCTTGATGATCCATTAAAAGTAACATCTATCACAGTTGATTATGGATATTTGTGTTGGGCTTGGCTTGAAGAAGCCTATGAGATAACAAGTGAAAAAGATTTTGATACATTAGATGAGTCAATTCGTGGTGAGTTGCCACCTCATCTTTGGAAACAGTGGATGATTACATTCAACCCTTGGAATGAACACCATTGGCTTAAAAAACGTTTCTTTGATGTAGAGAATGACCCTGATATATTGGCTATCACAACCAATTATAAGTGTAATGAATGGCTGGATGATGCCGATTTAAGGTTGTTTGAAAATATGAAGAAGAATAATCCTAGGCGATATCAGGTGGCAGGTCTTGGTAACTGGGGTATTGTTGAAGGATTGGTTTATGAGAATTGGAAAGAAGAAGAATTTACACTAGATCAGGTTATTGACTGTGAATCTGTAAATGGTATTGACTTCGGTTATACAAATGATCCTGCTGCAGTTTTTATAGGTTTCATTGATACAGAACATAAGAAACTCTATGTTTGGGATGAAATTTATAAAAAAGGTCTTTCAAATAAAAGGCTTTATGAGGAGATTGAAAGCTCACATTATCAAAAGAAGTCTTTCACGGCGGACTGTGCAGAGCCTAAGTCGATTGATGAGCTTAGAGGGTATGGACTTCGTGTTGAAAAGTCACAAAAGGGAAAGGATTCCATCACACATGGAATTCAGTATATTCAAGACTTTGAAATTATCATTCATCCAAGATGTGTTAATTTCATAACTGAAATAGGAAACTACACATGGGATGAAGACAGATTAGGAAATAAAATAAATCGTCCAATTGATGATTTCAACCACTTAATGGACTCGATGCGTTATGCAGTTGAAAAATATGCATTTGGTCGAGTTAAAGTAAGGACATTTAAAGGAGGCATTTAATGAACGCATACATTATTAAACCGGATACGATATTTAAATTATCTGACGACAAAGATATCCTCAACATTGAAGTGTTAAATGGATTGATAACAGAGCATAAATCATTAATCACAGACAGATATAAAAAGCTATATGATGCCTATATTGGAGATTATCCAATCTTGCATCAAGCCAACAAAGAAGCCTATAAACCCGATAACCGTGTGGTGGTCAACTTTGCGAAATACATTGTTGATACATTCAACGGTTTTTTTATTGGCGTTCCGATCAAAGTGTCATCTAAGAAAAAAGAAATTGATGATTATATCAACTTGCTAGATAAATACAATGATCAGGACGACAACAATGCAGAACTATCTAAGATTTGTAGTGTTTTTGGAAAAGGATATGAATTGTATTTCAATGACGATTATGGAAATCTAGGAATTACCTATTTAGATCCAAGAGAAGGCTTCATGATTTATGATGAATCAACAGTTCAGAAACCTAGATATTTCGTAACATATCAGATTATAGACGAGGTTATGCGTGGGTATATCTATGACAAAACATATAAGTATGAGTTCAACGATAAAGGCGGTATTCATATATTTAATGGCGTAGAGCATGGATTCAACGATATTCCGGCCACTGAATTTATTGAAAACGAAGAACGTATGTCTATTTTTGAATCAACATACAGTTTGATCAATGCCTACAACAAAGCAATGTCAGAAAAAGCAAATGATGTTGATTATTTCGCAGATGCCTATTTAAAAATCTTAGGTCCTAAGTTGGAAGAGTCAGATTTGGTACACATCCGTGATAATCGAACAATTAACTTTGAGTCAATGGATGGAAGTGGTGATGGAATCGTAGTTGATTTCATGTCAAAGCCAAATGCAGATGCAACACAGGAAAATCTAATCAACAGATTAGAACGCTTAATCTTCCAAAACTCAATGGTGGCCAATATCAATGATGAGAACTTTGGAACGTCATCAGGAATTGCATTGAGATATAAACTTCTTTCTATGTCAAACCTGGCAAAAGCGAAAGAGCGAAAGTTCACGTCTGGAATGAATCGTAGATATCGAGTCTTATTTAGTAATGCGATCACACATCGTTCTGAGAATGACTGGCTTGAGGTTGAATACAAGTTTACACAAAATTATCCTGCAAACTTATTAGAAGAAGCACAGACTGCTGCACAATTATCAGGAATCGTTTCGCATGAAACTCAATTGTCATTTATCTCGGCAGTTGAGGATACAAATGCCGAATTGGAGCGTATCAAAAAGGAAGATGAGAATGATATGGTAGAAACTGAAAACCGAATCTTCCAAAATAACGAGGATTCGCAATACAATGAGCAGTAAAACATATTGGCGAGATCGTGAGCTTGAATGGAAAAAGAAACGTTTAAAAGATGAGCAGAAATATGCGGATGAGATACAAGAAATATATGCAAACATGATGGATTCGGTTGAAAAGGAAATCGAATCCTTTTTTAGTCGCTATGCAAATAAAGAAAGCATTACTATGGCAGAAGCTAAAAAAAGAGTTTCAAACATAGATATTGAAGCATATAAAAGAAAAGCTAAGAAGTATGTAAAGGAAAAGAACTTTTCAGATGAAGCCAATGAACAGATGAGACTTTATAACTTAGCAATGAAAGTCAACCGATTGGAGCTTTTAAAAGCAAATATAGGTCTTGAGTTAGTGGCAGGACATGACGAATTGAAATCGTATACTGGTCAAAAGCTAGAAGGCGCATATTTGGATGAAATCAAACGCAATGCTTCTATCTTAGGTGATACAGTGATTGATAATGCGAAGATGGCCAAAACAGTAGCAGATTCATCTTTTAAGAACGCAACCTTTTCAGAAAGAATTTGGGTCAATCAAGACCAGCTAAAAAACAGTTTATCCAGTGTTCTATCCAATGCATTGATTCAAGGCAAGAATCCTAGAGAATTTATTCCGCTCATTCGTAAAAAGTTCGATGTATCAAGATGCAATGCAGAAAGATTGTTACGAACAGAAATTGCACGAGCTCAAACACAAGCGCAGATTGAATCTTATGAAGCGAACGGAATAGATGAGTATGAATATATAGCCTGCAGCTTAAAAGATGTGTGCCCATTATGTAAAGAAATGGATGGTAAAACATTCAAGCTTAAAGACATGGAAATAGGAGAAAATGCTCCACCTATGCATCCGAATTGCCACTGCGCAACGGCACCACATTCAGATCGTAAGGAGTATGAAAAATGGCTAGATGGATTAGCAAATGGAGAACATAGTTTAAGGTTTGATGAGTGGAAAGAAAGACAATCAGATAAAAGCAAAAGCTTTTTAATGTCAAAGGTTAAAGAAAAAATTGAAAAAACATCCAATGATAAGCGTTATGCTGATCTATCCACAAAATGGAAGAAAGATTTTAACATTGAGATAGACGAGTCTGTAAAAGAGCTTAATTACTCGAGCGTTTCAGAAGCGCTTAGAGGATTAAGAAAAATGATAAATCAATATCCGGAAATCAATAAATATGTAAAGCGTATATCAACTTCAGATAACGGAGCAATGGTGTTTAGACCAAGTGAAAACGGCATTAGCTTAAATCCTAAGTTTTTTAAAGATCCCAATGCCTATAGCAAACTTATAAAAGAGCAGGTAAGAAAAGGTTATTGGATAAAAGGCACAACAATTGAAAGTGATATGGTGCATGAAGCTGCACACGTTTTAGAATTTGTGCTTTTGAATAGAAATGTAAACTATAAAAATACTTTACAAAAAGAAAATGCATGGGAAGAATGTAATGAATCAGGAAAAATAGTCTTAGAAGCCTTTAATAATCTTAGAGCAAACGGTATAATTAAAGGGAATAGATTAAAGGAATCACTTAATAACATTTCAGGATACGCTTCTAAAAACAACTCAGAAGCTTTAGCTGAAGCTTTTAGTGATTGCTTTATAAATGGTACTCAAGCTTATGAATTATCAAAAGAAATTAAACGATTAGTAGATATTAAATTGAAGGGGTGAATATGATCATGCATTTGATGCCAAGTTGGTATCCCTATATAGATTGGGATAAGTCAGATATGAAAGTAACTGTGTTAAAACCGGATACACCACAAGAAATCAAAGATGATTTTGCAAAATATTTAGAAGAGTTGAAAAAACCGAAAAAAGGTTTCGTAGATAAGTAGCTATGTTTTAGGAGGAAGTTGTGGCAAGAGATGATTATTTTGTAATTGTATATCAGGTACTTAAGTACTTATATGATTGCTTGAAAAAAGGTGAAAAGCCAGATAGAAGACGTTTAACAAATGATGAATATTCTATACCAGAAAATTATTGGCAATATATAATTATTGGATTGTTAAGGGATGGTTATATTGTTGGAATTAACCCTGAAAACACAAAAGACGGCATCATTTGGGGTGATTTAACAAATATGATTATCACTCCGAAGGGAATTGAATATTTATTTGAAAATTCTATGCTTCAAAAAGTTAAGAATACTCTAAAGGATGTCAAAGACATTATTCCAGGATTCTAAATAGTTAGGTCACTCAAAACGAGTGGCCTTTTATTATGCAAGGGAGTGATATTATGTGATAAAAATTAAGATTAAACAGACAGAAAGTGATTGCCTGATTGAAGTACATGGCCATGCGCATTACGCTCCGATAGGAAAAGATATCGTCTGCAGCGCTATCTCAGTACTGTTTGCAACATTGGCCAATTCAATTGACATGACATCCGATGCATTTTGCAGATACGATAATCCTGATGAGAATTACAAAACGTTGTATATCTCAGGATTAGATCTTGCTGGAGAGCTAGCAATAAATTTCTTCAGAATTGGATGCAAAGGTACAGAAGAAGCATATCCTGAATGTGTGGAACTGAGAGATGTGTAATCACAAATATTTGGAGCGTGTCGAAAAGGTTTATTTTGATCAATGGCTAGAATGCATCGTTGAAGTACGTAATCAACGGTGCATTTTTTGTGGAAAAGTCAAGACTTACAAAGCCTACATATCCACATTACCAAACAAGACCAAGCATTCACGTCGTTAAACTGTATGGGTTATAGGCCAAGCATTTAAGCCTTAAAAAGATATGGGAAATGACAAGCAAAGTCAGAAAAATAGGAGGAAATATATATGAAAAAATTCAATGACAGACTACCTTTTTGCTTACAACTTTTTGCAGATGAAACTTCAGGTGAAACTGAGGGTACAGAAACAAAAAATACTCAATCAACAAATACTCAATCAACTGAAGGACAAGACAACCAAGAAGAAAACAAAGCATCTGAAAAGAAGTATTCAGATGAAGATTTGAATGCGATTCTTGACAAAAGATTTGCACGTTGGAAAGCAGATCAAGAAAAAGAAAAAGAAGAAGCTAAGCGCTTAGCAGAAATGAATGCACAAGAACGAGCAGAAGCAGAACGTGATAAGGTGCAAAAAGAGCTAGATGAATTGAAAGCAAAAAACGCAATTGCAGAAATGACAAATGAAGCACGTAAAATGTGCGCAGAGCATGATATTAACGTTGGAGATGAACTTTTATCTGTTCTAGTTAATAAAGATGCAGATAAAACAAAGAAAGCGGTTGATGCATTTGTTAAGATGTTTGAATCTGAAGTAGAAAAAGCAGTTAAAGAAAAACTGAAAGGCAACGGTCCCAAACGTGGTGGTTCAAACAAAGGGGTAACTCGTGAATCAATCTTGAATATCACTGATCCAATGGAAAGACAACGTATGATTGCGGAAAATATGGATTTATTCCAGTAAATAGAAAAAGGAGAACTAACATATGAAAAAAATTTATAAAGGTATGAACTTGCAAATGTTTGCAGCACCTGAAGGATTAACAGGAACAGGCAACATCCAAGTTAGAGCACACGAAATTGATTTTGTTACTAGTTTTGGAAAGAATATCCAGGCTTTATTGGATGTATTAGGAATCATTCGTCCAATCCGTAAAGCAAACGGTTCTGTTTTAAAAACAAAGAAAGTAACAGGAACATTACAGGACGGACATGTAGCAGAAGGCGAATCAATTCCATTAAGCGAATATAAAGTTACAGAAGAAGTTTTTGATACAATTCAAATCGAGAAATTCCGTAAAGCCGTTCCTATTGAAGCAATTGCAGAGAAAGGATATGAAGCTGCAGTATCTGATACTGACGAACAGTTCCGTATTGATTTGCAAGATAACATCACTGATTGCTTATATAAACAGTTGAATTCAGGTAGCTTAGTAGGACATGAAGCGACTTGGCAAATGGCAATCGCAATGGCAATCGGTAATGTTAAACACAAATTCCAACAAATGAAACGAAATACTACTGGTATTGTTGTATTCGTAAATACTTTGGATGCTTACCGCTATTTAGGAGAAGCTAATGTATCTATGCAGACTGCATTCGGTTTAACATACATTAAAAATTTCTTAGGAGCAGACATTGTATTCTTAACAGACCAAGTAGCAGAAAAAACAGTAGTGGCTACTCCAATGAACAACATCATTGCATATTATGTAGATCCAAGCGATTCTGAATTTGTTAAAGCAGGACTTTCATATACTACTGACAGTACTACTGGCTTCTTAGGATTCCATGTTGAAGGAAACTATGATCGTGCTATTTCTGATATGTTCGCTATCATGGGATTACGTTTAATGTGTGAATACCAAGATGCAATTGCACACTTTGCAGTAGGTGGTTCTGACACTCAGACATTGCGTAATTTAACATTAACGGCTTTTAAAGGTGAAGAAACAGGAACTACAAAAGTAGCAGTTGACGAACAGTTGCAATCTATGAATAACAAATTCAAATTCAAGGTAGGAGCTTCTGAAGAAACAGTGGCATATGGTACAGATGTAAAATCTTGGAAGAACTTCGAAGAAGGAGCAGATATCAAAGCAGCAGAATCTAATCATTGTACAGTAGTTGAATGTGATAGAAACTACAAAGCAGTATCAAAAGGCGATGTAGTTGTTGATTTAAAGGCATAGGTGATTGAAGATGTCGACAACAACCGTATTAAATGATGTAAAACTGCTTCTTGGTTTGCAAACTGATGATGAAAAGCTAGAGACCATTGTAAGACTTACGGAGGGTCGACTTAAAGCGCTTCTAAGCGTAAAAATCATACCGGATGAACTCGAATATATCATTACTGAAGTGTCCATCAAACGCTTTAATAGGATTGGTTCTGAGGGTGTTCAAACGCATTCAGTTGAAGGGGAGTCAATGTCATTTAATGATGATGACTTCTCTTCTTTCTCTTCTGAGATTCAATCTTGGAGAGATGAACAAGCCAATCAAAATAAAGGAAAGGTACGATTCTTATGAGGTATGACAAACCTATCTACTTTCAAAGATTTGTGCAAGGTTCTTATAATGAGAACACAGGCAACTATGAAGATGATTTGATTGTAGAAGAAATGGCAATGGCTTCCATAATGGATACAAAAACACAAACTATGATGCAGGTATACGGACAAATCAAACAAGGAAGCCTTACTTGTCATATTCAGAATATCTATCAAAAGCCTTTTGATTATATTCGAATCGGTGCAAAGAGATACAAAGTAGATTACTCACGAAGACTCCGAATAAAGGAGTCTTTTATTCTGTCTGAGGTGCAATAAATGGCAAAAGTTGAAATAAGAGGATTAGACAAACTGCAGAAAAAGCTCAAAAAGAATTGTTCTTTGGAAGATGTGAAAACAGTTGTTTTGAAGAATGGAATGGATATGCAAAATAAAACTGTTAAAAATGCAGTATTTACAAAAGGGTATTCAACAGGAGCAACCAAAAGAAGCATCAGAGGTGAAACTCGTGATGGCGGATTCACATATGCAGAAGGACCATCAACACATTATGCACCTTATGTTGAATTTGGAACACGTTTTATGGATGCACAACCTTTTGTTAGGCTTGCGTTTAAACAACAAGTACCAATATTCAAGTCAGACATGAAAAAACTAGTTAAGTAGGTGATGCAATGGATTCACAACAAGAGTTATTCATTGCACTAAAAGTGCAATTAGAAAAAACGTTAAAAAGTAAAGGCGTTAATGTATATGACACGTTTCTTCCAAGTGAAGGGACACCATATCCATATGTATACATTGGTTCAAGTCAACTAGTGGACGATTACGGAAATAAAACAATGATTCTAGGCACTATCACGCAGGTTGTGGATGTTTGGCACAACAATCCTAGGAAGCGTGGAGAATTGTCTGAAATTATACAAACCATTAAGAAAGTGGCTAGACAAATCAACCACACAAACAACTATGCTTTTATGATCCAAAATATCAACCAACGGATATTATCGGATTCAAGTACAGGAGCACCATTGATGCATGGTGTTCTAGAGTTGGATTTTAGAATTACAGGAGGAATAAAATAATGAAATTTGATTTACAAATGTTCGCAGAAGCAATGAAAGAATCAGTTGCAGGTAAACAGTTGATCTATCTTTTCAGAGTTGCAGAAGATTCAAAAAAAGAAGATGCTAGTGCAATTGCATTCCCAACAGAAAACGAACGAAACGTAACAAAAGATGCAGATACAACTGCTACAAAAGATGGAACTATTCGTACACCATCAGTGGCAGAAATTGAAATTACATCAACATCTGTTTTAGCAAAAGGCGATGCAATTATCGACAAATTAGAAAAAGCCATGTTGGCAGATAAGTTAGTCGAATGTTGGGAAGTAAACCTAGCAGAAGAAGGAACTGAAACAAATGTCGGCAAGTTTAAATCTAAATACTACCAAGGATATTTGACTGAATGCTCAATTTCATCAGAAGCAGAAGGAGTTGTTGAAGTTGATTTAACATTCGGAGCAAATGGAAATGGTGCAGATGGATATGCAACAGTAACTAAAGAGCAACAGGAAGTAGCATCTTACGTTTATAAAGATGTTAAAAAAGAAGAAGGAAATGTATAGAACAGGGGCAGAAAAGCCCCTTTTATTTTCGTATTTAGAAAGTGAGGATTTTGAATGAGTAAAAACATGGAAATTGAAGTAAATGGCGAAATTTATCAACTAGTAGCAGGGTTCGGATTTTTACATGAAGTCAATAAAAGAGTGACTGTGGATGTGCCAAACACTAAAAACAAAAAAGAAGTAGGTTTGAAGTTTATGGTCGCAAGCATCATGGATGGAGATATTGATGCATTAGTCGATTGTATCTTCTGTATGAATATTGGGCAAACACCACGTTTAAATAAAGCATACATTGAAAGATATTTAGAAGATGTAGAAGATATCGACAAAGTTTTTGAGGACGTAATCAATTTTTTATCTCAAGCGAATGCGTGCAAGAAAGAAGTGAAATCACTGATGACGAGCATGCAGAAAGAAGAGAAAGAAGAGAAGGAATAGACGAAACATTTGATGAAATGTATGAGCGTGTCGCTTTGACTTGTTTTAGATATCTAGACTTCAAAAGTTTGGATCAGGTAAATAATCTTACCCCTTACGAATATCGTCTTTTAATGAAGGCCAAAGAGCTACAAATGGTGGATGATCAGTATTATCTGCATTTGCAAGCGTACCTAAATATGACTGCACAGGCTAAAAAGCAAGTTGGCAAGAAACAGAAAATGGTATACACGAAATTTAGCAAGTTCTTTGACTATCAGAAAGAGTTGGATCGTGTCATGGGAATAAAGAAACAAAGCAAGTTTGATAAGTTGGCAGAGTTCATAAATAAAAAGGAGGGATAACAATGGCAGAAAGTTTTAGTGTTGAAGCCATACTAACGGCAACCGATAAGAATATGACCTCAACCATGAACAAAGCTATAGGAGCGTGTCAGTCGTTTGGTGATAGAGTTAAATCTATCGTTGCAGGTGTCGGCATAACTAAAGCTATTGGTGCAACGATGAACGTTCTTAGCTCATCCTTTGATGGTGCTATTAATAGATTTGATACCATGCAATCCTATCCAAAAGTTATGAAGTCTTTGGGGTTTTCAATTGAACAATCTCAAAAGAGTGTTGCAAAGTTAAATCAGTCAGTACAAGGCTTACCTACAAACTTGGCAGATGTTGTAACAACATCTAAGTCGTTGGCTGCCGTTACAAGTAATATCGATAAGGCAACTGATACTACAATCGCATTAAACCATGCGTTTTTAGCAAGTGGATCTAGTTCTGAAGATGCATCACGTGGGTTACAACAGTATTCACAGATGCTTGCTAAAGGAACAGTTGATATGCAATCATGGAGAACCTTACAAGAAACAATGGCACCAGCATTAACTAAAGTTGCAAAGAAACTAGGTATTACAAGTGGTAATGCAAATGAATTGTATGATGCATTACAGAATGGAACGATTACATTTGATCAGTTTAATGATGCAATGATTGAATGTGATACAGAAACAGGTGGTTTTGCAGAAACTGCATTAGAAGCATCTAAAGGTATTAAAACTTCTATGACTAACATCAAGAGTGCAGTACAAAACTTAGAACAAGGGTTCTTGTCTGCAATGAATAACATGTTGAAGTCAAAAGCCATGGGTGGATTAGTTGATAATCTAGAAAAGATTAAATCTAAAATCTATGACTTTAGAAATTCAATCATGGAATCCAAGGATGATGGTTTGACATGGGACTTTAAGCCTGGAGTCTTGGAGAATGTATCAAAAGCTATGGATTGGCTTGCAGATAGAGCAAACAATGCTAAAGCTATGGTCCAACAATTCTATGATGGATTTATGAAGACAGATGCAGTACAAAACGCTATTACATTGTTCGACAAAGTCAAAGATGCTATTGGAAATGTAATGGATAAGTTGCAAGACAGTAAAGTCTTTGAGCAGTTAGGACAAGACATTGGAAATATCATTGCAAAAGTAGAAGATGTAACTGGCAAAATTGCAGATTTCATAGCAAATCTTAAAACGGAAGATGTTAAGAGATTTGCAAGTGCAGTCAAATTATTGGCAGGAGCATTTGTTGCAATCAAAGTTGGTAGCAAAGTATCTAGTATGATTAGTGGTGTCGTTGGCACGGCTAAAGGTGGATATTCAAAGCTAAAATCAATTATTGACAAAATCAGAGGATTAGGAGAAAAACCAACTCAAGAAATACCTGGACAATTACCACAAAATGGTACTCCAAGCGACGGTATTGGTGATGCAACAATGCGAACTGCTCAGAAAACATCTAAAGCTGCACAGATTATTAATTCTGCATTTGAAGGAATTTCAAATGTTATTACTTCGGTATGTGAAGGTGTAAAAGGAATTATAACAGGTCTAGGAGAAGCTATTAGTACTGCTTTTCAAGGTATCGGACAAGGCATTAAATCAGCTTTGGAAGGAGTCGGAACAGTCATTGAATCGCTTGGTACTGCAATCAGTACGGTAGCACAAGGTATTGGACAAGGATTAGCAACTGCATTTACAGGTTTAGGAACTGCAATTGCATTAGTACCACCTACAACATGGCTTGCGTTGGCAGCGGCTATTCTAGCAACTGGTGCTGCAATGGCATTGGTTGGATCGCAAGGTGAAGGCTTGCAAATGGTTCTTCAGGGAGTTGCAGATGTTGTATCTGCGTTTGGACCTGTTATCAAAGAAGTGTTTGAAGGTATCAGTGGTGTAATTACATCATTTGGTGAAACAGTAAGTGGAATCTTAAACTCAGTATCAGGAGTGATTGAATCTATTGGTCAATCGGCATTAAATGCTGGTAAAGGATTTAAAGAATTAGCTAAAGGTATTCAGATTATTACTGGTTTAAATTTGTTTGATATGGGAGCTAGCTTAGCTGCAGTAGCAACCGGAATAGGAGCTATATCTGCAGCTTCTGTAGGCATAGGAAGCGCTGGTACTCAGATGATGGCCCTTGTAACTGCTATTGGTATGGTAGGTACTACATTTGCCAGTACGTCAGCTACAGTGACAAACTCATGCAATAACATTATCAGTGCAATGTCTGCAGCAGAAGCTAGGGCTTCAACTTCAGGAACTGCAATGGGTACTAAGTTTACATCAGGACTTAAAGGAAGCTTATCAAAAAGTGTGTCAATAGCACGATCTTCATGCAATAACATTATCAGTGCATTCAATGCGTGTCAGTCAAAAGCACAATATTGTGGTCAGATGATTGGTCAAGGATTGGCGAATGGTTTAAGAGCTAGTGAAGGTTCTGTTAGAGCTGCGGCCGCTAGTTTAGCAGCAGCTGCAGATGCCGCAATTCGTGCAAAAGCTAAGATTGGCTCACCATCTAAAATTGCAGATAAAGATGGTATGTGGTGGGGTAAAGGATATCGCAATGGTATTTTAGGAATGGTTCCTCAGGTTAAAAAGGCTGCAGAGAAGTTATTATACCTTCCACTAATGAGCGCTCCTAAAATGGCTTTTGGAGGTGTTGTGAGTGATATGAATGCAGAATACGATTACACTAGCAACGCTCAATTAACGGTTGAAACACCACTTTACATTAATGATCGTGAATTTGCACGTGCAACATATAGAGCAAATCAGAATGAGATTAACAGAAATTCAAAGCTTAATGAGAGATTGCGAGGTAACAGATAATGTATGCATTCGTAAATACAGTAAATAGTGGCATCGTCGGTACTAACCTACCGACAGAAGCCATGTCATATAATGGCGTATATTTAGAAAATGAAATAGATGGATATCGTACACTTTCTGTAACAGGACGTGAGTTGATGGAATCAGAAGTAAAACATACTGAAATTGATGGGATGGATGGCTCTTATTACAGATATAAAACAACTCCTGCAAGAACGATTACTGTTAAATATCAATTAAAAGCTAGAGGTAGCAGAGAATTTCGCGAAGCTTACAACAAGATGAATAAATTGTTGAGTGGTGAGCAAGTAAAAGTTATTTTTAATGATGAAAGTGACAAGTATTTCATTGGAACTAAGACATCTAACACACAGGTTGATGGTGGAAGTAATAACGTGATCGGTGAAATCGAAATCTATTGCTCAGACCCTAGGAAATATTCAACTACAGAAAAAGAGTTCACTGCAACGGATGGAGTTCTAAACATTGTCAATGATGGTACCGTACCAGTTAGCATTGATTATGACATTACTACTACATCAGAAACCGGATATATTGGTATCGTATCAACTGAAGGAGTCATGCAATACGGAAAGATTGAAGAGCTTGATTCAGAAACATATCAACAAAGCGAACATTTAGTTAGCATCAACAACTTTTACGATTGTGCAGATGACACAAACGGTACTGATGTTATGCATCCACAGTACGGCTCTAATGGTACACTGGCGCAACATACATGGTTTGGACAAAAGTTCATTGGCTTTGGAACTACAGGAACAAAAAAAGGTTCTGCAAGTGGTGGACTTAGAACATTGGTAATACCTGCAGATTCAAACGGAGATACAAGTGGTGCTCAGAACTTCTATTGTTATTTTCATTTGTTGTTCTATGCAGGTCTAATGGGGCAAACAGGAGAAATGTGTATCAACTTCTTAACTGCAGACAATAAATTGATATGTGGTTGTAACTGGTACAAGACAGATACAGTAGGCAATACAGGACATTATGAGTTTTGGGCAAACGGCAAAATGCTTAGAAACTTCTCATATACAACTTCACATTTACACACACAAAATCCTTGGTATTGGAGTTGGGGACATTGCGATGTGTTAAAAGAAGGCGGAAACATCCGATTCTTCTACTGGGGAGGATATCACAATTATTACATTCCAGAAATTGCAAATATGAAGTGCGCCAAAATTCAGATTGCATTCAAGCAATGGGGTAACAGAGGCGGTAATCAACTAATGAGTATGATGGGCTTTGATGTAATCAACTTCACGAAAAACAACGTATCAAAATGGAGAGATATCCCTAACAGATATCCCAGTGGCACTAAGATTACTATTGATGGTAAGTCATCGCACGTTTATGTAAACGGAATGTCTAGACCTCAAGATGAGGTTTTAGGAACTAAGTATTTTAAAGCCCCAGTCGGTACTACAGAGATAAAGACTACGTGCTCTAGTTGGTCAAAATCAAAAACAATAGTAAAGGCTAGAATTAGGGAGGCATGGTTATAATGGAACAAATCAGAATAGCAGTATTGACTCCTTATGATAAGGTGTTAGCTTTTTTAGACAACACAGTACCTAGTGCAATGCATTACTTTGATGAAACATTGCATACTTATTTAAAAGGCTCATCGTATACATTTGAATTCACTACAGTGACTGCACATGATGATGCAGCCTTTTTAGTTGAAGGAAATAAACTGAGCTTTACAAGAAAAAACAAAGGCTACTACTTAACAATTATGAATGTAGAAAAAGGTGGTAACACGACAAACGTTACCGCCTATGGTCTTTGTCTTGAGTTAACGAACGAATATGTAGATGCATATAAAGCTCCTAGAGCTATGTCATTTGCGGAATATGTAAATGCGTATGGATTTGAGCAATCGTTTGTGATTGGAAAAAATGAAGTATCAGACAAACGTATCACGCATGAGTGGACTGGTAGCGATACTGTACTAGCTCGATTGTATTCAATCGCAAATGTATTTGATGCAGAGCTAGAGTTTATTACTCAATTAAATGATGATTACTCGTTGAAGAATGTTGTGTTGAATATTTATCGTGCTCATTCAGATTCAGTTCAAGGTATGGGAACAGATAAACGCAGTACGATCTTAAGATATCCTAATGATGTTTACGGAATCACTAAAACAAGTGATATTACAGAGTTGTATACAGGTATCAGACCTACGGGTAATAATGGGTTACAACTTAACTCGATTAGTGGCCGTGTTGTAAAAGATTCAAATGGAAATATTTTGTATAAAGTTCAAGGTAACAATATACTTGCACCTCAATCTAGAGATAGATTTCCTAGTACGTTATTAACAAATCATTCAAACGATATGTATGCAGTGCTAGTGTGGTCTTATGAAACTGAAAACGTTGAGACATTATACGGTCAAGCATTGGCTCAGTTGAAAAAGAATTGTGTTCCTAAAGTTACGTATGATGTAGATGCATATATTGATGCAGATATCGGTGATACGTTTACTATCGAAGATGCAGAATATAGTCCTACATTGTATTTAGAAGCACGAATAACGGAACAAGAGATTTGTTTCACGGATTCCGAGAAGTGCAAGACTATTTTTGACAACTTTGAAGAAAAGCAATCACAGATTAGTTCAGCTCTGATCAGTGAAATGAACAAGATGATTGAATTGAAAAAAGTTTATGAAAGTTCAATCGTATCTTCAAATGGAGTTCTTTTTAAGACAGATTCAGATTCAACCAAATTAACTGCATTGGTAAAGGATGATGGTGTTGATATTACATCTAAGTATTCAATTATTTGGTACAAAGACGATGTGCAAATATCAACAAATCAAACTATCACAATTAGTGCATCAGACGTATCAGAAAAGGCCGTATATCGATTTAAAGCTTTGAGTGGTGAAATACTTAAAGCAAGTGCAGAAGTCACTGTAATGCGATTGCAAGATGGTCAGAATGGAACGAGTGCATATGTGCATATTGCCTATGCCAACAGTTCAGATGGACGTGTTGATTTCAGTTTGACAGACTCAAATCGTAAATTTATTGGTCAGTATTCTGACTCAAAGCAATATGGTTCTTATGACCCAACCAAATACAGATGGTCGGCAATTAAAGGGGAAGATGGTCAGTCATTTGTGAGCGCCGAGGAACAGTTCTATTATTCTACATCTCAAACTGAATTAATCGGTGGTGAGTGGTTTGTTGGAAATGTGGTTTATCAATCAGATAAGTTCTTATGGAAACGTTGGAAATGTACGTATGCCAATCCAAGTGAAATCAAGTACACGAAAGCTATTTTTGACAACACTTGGAATGAAATTGATGCGAAAATCGGTGAGATTCACACTCAAGTGTCTCAAGCAAATGTGCAATCAAAAGAAGCAGTTGAAAAAGCAACACAAGCTCAGATAGATGCAAGTAAAGCTAATGAATTGGCAAATACCGCTAACACTCAATCAAGCGAGGCTAAGCAACTAGCACAAGATGCGAATACTAGCACTGGTAAAGCACAAGAACAGATTGATGCGATTAAAGGAGATATCACTGATTCAAAGCAACAGATTCAAGATGCAGTGGATAAAGCCAACGCAAACGCAAGTGAAATCGATACAGTAAAAGAAACATACGCTACAAAAGTTGATTTAACTACTGAATCAAAATCTATTCATGCAGATGTTACAACAGAAATTGAAAAGAAAGTTGGTGAATTGTCGACTACTGTATCAGAAACTTATGCTTCTAAGAGTGATTTAACAAGCATTGAAGGTAGTTTAAATACCAAGATTAAACAAAATGCCGATTCAATCACGACTCAAGCAAGCTCGATTGAAAAGCTGCAGTCTGATACAACTCAAGCTAAGAAAGATATTACTGATGCGACTAAAAAAGCAACGGATGCTCAAACTCAAGCGGATAAAGCTTTAGGTAATGCTCAGAGTGCTCAAACTTTAGCAGACCAAGCTAAAAAAAAGGCAGACAGTGCACAATCAAATTTAGATAGCGCTAATAAAGAGTTGGCAGATGCAAAAGCTAATCTAGAATCAGTGACTGGTAGAGTTGATGCGACTGAGAGCGAAATCACAAAAGCTCAAACACGTTTAACAAACGCAGAATCTGCAGTACAGAAAGCTCAGTCTGATGCAACTAAGGCTCAAGGTAACGCAACTACGGCAATCAATAATGCAAAGGCAGCTCAAGGAGTGGCGGATAATGCAAAGCAGAAAGCAGAACAAGCTCAAAAGGATTTGAACGCATTGACTAATCGAGTTACTACTGCAGAAACAACTATTAAGCAGAATAGTGATTCTATCAAATTACAAGCAACTCAAATTACTGATACAGGCAAAAAGATTGATGATCTAAAAATTGGTGGAAGAAATTTACTATTACAATCCGGTCATTGGCAAAGCAAACCAACTTGGTGGCGTGATAATGGCGGTGGATTAGAATTAGATACTACAGTTAAATATAATGGATACAACACGATAAAAACAGTTGCCGGGAACGGTATTGTAGGGAATAATGGTAATTTTTTAGAAGTTGATATGAAAAAAACATATACATATTCTGCGTTGGTTAAAGTAGTTGAATCTGATTTTACTGAAGGGAATGTATTCTATCCTTTGCATTTTCAAAACAGCGATACTGCCGATGGTAAAACTTTTAGTTCTGATGTAACTTCTATATCTTATAGTCAAAACGCAAAAAAGGGTGAATGGACTTTAATATATACAACATTTATACCTAAGCATAAATATATTAGACCATTTGTATGGTTTGGAAGTAAAGATAGGACTTTTAATATTGCCTATCTAAAGCTTGAAGAAGGAAATAAGCCAACCGATTGGACTCCAGCTCCTGAAGATGTAGATGAAGCAATAAATACAGAACGTACTGAGCGACAGTCCGCAATTGAGACTAAGGCAAATGAAATTACTTCAAAGGTTAGTGAAACTTACGTATCAAATTCGGCTTTGAATCATTATAAAGAAGAAGTATCTACTCAGTTTAGCCAAACTAAGAGCGATTTTACGTGGTCAATTAATCGAAGCGTGACCGATGCTAAAAATGAAATGAATGGTCAAATCAGCAGTGTGAATGGTAGATTGGATGGTTTAAAACAAACTGCAGATAACGTAAATAGTTATATGTCTTTTGATAACGATGCATTGACTTTAGGTAAATCAGACAGTGCATTTAAAACTAAGATTACAAACCAAGAATGGTCGATTCAAAAGAATGGTGCAAAGGTAACATATATAAACGATCAAACAATGTACATTACAGATGGACAATTTACGCAGTCTTTAAAAGTTGGTGCATTTGGATTCGTTCCAAGAGCTAATGGCTCTTTAGATTTCAAGAAAGTAGGGTGATTGAATGGCAGAATTTAGTGGAAGTATACAAATCACAAGTGGTGAATGGGGAAAATATTCCATCATATTAAGATGCTCGGAAGATTCTTACTCAATAGAAAATAACACTTCTCGTGTATATTGGTGGGTTGGTATCCGTTCAAATACTCAATATCACAATCACCAAGGATTGAGCGAACACTATAAAGTGGTAGTGAATGGTTCAACAGTACACGATGCTAACCATACAGTTTCGTGTGGTAGTGGCAAAACTGTTGGAATCGCAGATGGATATACAACAGTATCGCACAATGCAGATGGTTCAAAAACAATTTCGGCAAGTGCATCTTTCAGCGGAAGTAACTCTGGATATTATGCACCTATTACTGGTTCTTGCAGTGGTACTGTTAAATTGACAACTATTCCAAGAGCATCAAGCATATCTATTGATAGCCCTAGTATTGAATGTGGTAACACTATTAATATTAATGGTTCGAGTGCTTCAAAGAACTTTACGCATAAAATCTATGCAACATGGAATGGTAAAACAAGTGAATTAACAACGATAAGTGGGACATTAACACCCACTTTTTCTTATACGATTCCTACCGCATGGGAAAAGGACTTACCTAATTCGACAAGCGGAATTGCTACATTTACATTAGAAACATTCAGTGGTTCAACTTCGGTTGGCTCAAAATCAGTAAATGCAACAATTAAAGTAAGAAGTGGAGTCGTTCCTAGTATTGGAACAGTCTCGATATCTGATACAAATTCAATTTGCGCAGGAATAGGTCAATATGTTCAAAGTCAATCAAGATTAAAGTTCTCAATTGTTACAAGTGGTAGTCAAGGCTCAACTGTTACATCTGTATCAACTAAATTTGAAGGACAAACATACAATGATAGCTCATTTACTACAGGTACTGTACAGGGAAGTGGCAAGTTGTCGTACACAATCACAGTTACAGATTCACGTGGACGTACCGCATCTAAGAGTGGTTCAGTCACTGTATCTGCATATAGTCCACCTAGTCTTACAAATGTAACTGCAAAGCGTGCTAACTCAAGTTATGCGGTTGATGAAGCTAGTGGAACATATGCTTTATTACACTTCAAAGTAGGATTTACTAGTTTAACTGGAAAGAATGTAACATCATTCTATATTCAATATCGAGCAAGTGGTGCTAGTTCATGGACGAAAATAAATTCATGGGATAACAACTATACTCTTGAGCAAGACTACAAAGCAGGTAATTTATTTACATCCGCAACAAATTCTTATGAAGTGGCATTCGGTGTTAAGGATAAGTTCATGAATGACTACTCATGGCAAATCTTTACTGTAGCACCTACTTACTCGTTAATTAACTTTGGTAAAGATGGAAGATCATTAACGTTCTTTGGTCAAGATGCTAATCAAAAAGATACGCTAACAGTATTAGGTGATATTGTAGCTCCTATTTTCTTGAACAAGATATTTCCAGTTGGTGCGGTATATATTACATATGACAACAACAATCCAGGCAACTTCTTAGGTGGTACATGGGAGCAGTTTGGACAAGGTCGAACTTTGGTCGGAGAAGGTACTGGAAACGATGGTAGTACAAGTATGTCTTTTACTGCCGATTCAGTAGGA